CTTATCATTACACATTAAGTAAGCGTAGAGATTCTCCTATGTGGAAAAAATGGGGAGAGTACGGAGAGAAGAATAACGACATAGAAAAAAACTGGTTAGAGTATCGTAACCCTAGAGGATATATTGGACGTAACATATACCTTGATTACCAGTGGGCTCAGCAACATCACTACTTAGATCGGTGGGATGAAGATATATGTAGTTTAAATGTTGATCAGGATTTATTACCTCTCGCTGAAATTGACTTTAACTATTTAAGATCTAAATCTACAGCATTAGCAGAGTATGCTCCTAACATATATGATTATTGTAAAAAACATTTATATAACGGCGCTACTAGTAGAGAGATATTAGAAGAGGCTTTATCTGAACGATGATATACATAGATGGTGTTGAGTACATTGAAAGTGATAATGAGTATATCAGAAGTGCAGTTATTGATCGACTTGAAGATAGAGACGTTTCAGTAAATACGAGTGGGACTACAGGACATCCAAAACCAGTTAATCACACAGCAGATTCTATAACAAAAATTAGTAATTATAATACAGAATTTTTTAAGCTAACTTCTAGTAGTACTATGTTACAGCTATACAGTCCTAGAGGTATAGCTTTTACTACTATGAGTTTATATCCCAGTTTAAATGTAGGATGTGATCTTTTTATTGAAACTAATATAAACAGATACATTGAACGTATGAACGAGATAAAACCTACTCATACATTAGTTCTCCCTTCGCTATATAATACTTACAGTAAACATCCTAAATGGAATACCTTAGACCTCTCTAATTGCGAACAAGTATTAATTGGTAGTGATTTTACCCCTGTTGATGCATTAACAGATCTAAGAATGTTAGGAGCTAAGACTGCGTATAGTGTTTATGGTAGTACAGAAACTCCTCCAGTTATTGCATACACAGAATCAGATAATCATTATACTTGGGAAGGCATAAATCCTAATGTTGATTTAAAGATTGAAGCAGAACAGCTATATGTTAAGTGGAAGCATCAAGATGAGTGGTGGCGAAGCGGAGACCTAGTAGAAGAAACACAACGCGGATTTAAGCTAGTAGGTCGTAAACTAAATATGTTTAAACTCGGTGAATGCGGGGTTAGAGTTTACCCAGAGCAAGTAGAGAAGATTGCTATTGCGTTAGGAGCTACAAGAGCTCTTTGTAGAAAGGTTAATGAAAAATGTTATGTATATGTTACTGGAGATTTAAACAGTAAAGATTTAATTAAGAACTTTACATTTGACATTGTAGTAAAAGAAGTTGAAAACATTGAAGTAGATAATAACTTGAGAAAAGTAAAACGAGACCAATGTATGAAAGAATAAAAACAGATTTAGAAGATTGGGATTTATATATTACAGATAATCCTACCAATTTTTATGTGCAAAGCTTTATAGAAAAGGTTTCACAGGAACAATCTCAGTTAACAAGACTTACTGACGATCCTTATACTTATGATAGGTTAATCAGGTTTTATCGTAAGTTTAATATATTATGGTTATTTAAAGGTAATCCTGTTTACGGGTTCTTTGCTGTTCAGTATGATAAGCTTCCCTCTAATATAATTAGAATGTATACCAGATTATATAAATTAAATAGAAAAGAAAATTTATTCTCTCGTGAGTTTCTATTTAATGAGAATAAAACATATTCTATATATTTAAAAAGATTATTTCATGCACATAAAATAGATACTATATTTTTTACCAGGCATACAGCAACTACTGCTAATGACATAAATAAATGGAAAAGCTCTAAACGTAATAAACAGTTTATGAATCTCGATATTAAATATGCTGATAACATACGATTTAGAGGTGTAGATCAAACCATTTATTACTATAACGCTTGGCAACCAGATAAGTCTCTAGATGATAGTTTTATAAAAACGCTTGGATCAATTTAATGCTATACGGAACTAAACTAAGACTGCTATGGGGTTGGTATCATTTAGCTACTGCTTACAGTTTATACTATTGTTATGTTAATGATAAAATGTCCTTAGTTTACTATTCCCTAACATGGGGAGTGCTGTTTGTTATAGTAGGAGGGTATGCTGGTTGGCATAGATACTTTACTCACAAAAGTTTTAAGACAGATAAAATTACTAGAACTATTATGTTATGGTTAGGTGCTGCTATGGGATTGGGTAAGCCAGTAACTGTAGTAGGCATTCATAGATACCACCATGCTAATAGTGACACAGAACAGGATATACATTCTCCTAAATATAGTAATTGGTGGGAGATTCTTTTTGGATATTATAAAGAACCTAAACTATCTAAAAAGTATATTAGTGATTTACTCAAAGATAAGCAGATAAGATTTTTACAAAAGTACTACTTTAGAATTTTAATATTAATTAATCTTATACTGCTTTTAATACATCCCATACTTCCCGGTTTATTATTTGGTATTGGTAACTTGTATGTTATATACTCTACTGGTATAATAATTAATAATTTAAACCATAGAGGAGGAAGCAATAACAACTTATTATATGCTATACTCACATTTGGGGAAGGTTGGCATGACAATCATCATTTAGATAGTTCTAAATATAGCAACTGGATAAAATGGTATCAGATAGATATTACAGGATTAATAATAAAATGGTTTTTAAAACGTGAACATGGATCTGTATCATAAACTATCATTAAATTATAATTGTGATAAGCTAAAAGCTATCTACTTTAATAACTGGAGTATGCCTCCTAGTATTTTAAAAGAGGATGTTTTAGAAGTAGGGACCAAACAATATCTTATTGTATCATTATTAGGTAATAAGAATATAGATTGGGGACTTGGAGAGTTTTTTACTAAACACAATTTGATAATAAAAGAAACTGTAATTTACATCTCTGGACCTCATACTATTGGACGCCCCCATTTAGACGTTTGTAGAATTAATACTGTAAATGAATGGGCGTTAAATGTTCCTATCTTTAACGGTACATCTGGTAGAACAGTATGGTATGATAGTAATACTAAGGTAAATAAAAAAGTAGTAGATGGTAATATAGTAGGATTATTAAGTGAAGACAAAGCTACAGATTGTAAAGAGGTAGCAGATATGATAATGGATTCTCCTTGCATAATGAGAACTAATCATTTACACACTGTAGAGAACTATACAGATAATTGGCGAGTAAATTTGTCGTTTAGATTTAAAGGTACAAGTTGGAACCAAGCAAAGGAGAGGCTACTATGAGTATTATTCTTTATACACAACCTAGATGTGGTTACTGTGTTATGATGAAAGAAATGCTTGACTTTTTAAAATATGAGTATACAATAGTAGATATAAAGAATTCCTCTGAGGCTTTAAACTTTATGAAAGAACAAGGACATACTACTGTACCTCAGCTATATGCATATGATTTTCATATTAATCAAAAAGATACTTATGAGTATACTTCAGAAGAGTTAAACAATCTTATACTAGAAGCAAAGGGTAAACATTGGCCCTGGCAAGATAGCGGAATTGAACAAGGTATATAATGAACCCTTTTAGTTATGTAAGTAGTATCAATGATACTAAAAAAGATATTATGAAAGACGATATAGCAGAAAAGGGATATAACGCATTTCTTATTAATCGTAGTTTTTCATATTTTTATGATACTGTAGGTCTAGCTAACGTTATGAATCAGTATCACCATACAGATAATAAACTCCAATATCACTTTCTTATAAATACCATTCGTAAGCGTAAGCGATTTTCGAAATGGATTAAACCAGAAACTGAGAGTGATATTGAAGTGGTAAAAGCATACTATAACTATAGCAATGAAAAAGCAAAGCAAGTATTACCCCTCCTATCACCTGAACAAATAACTATAATAAGACAGAAGGTGAATAAAGGTGGAAGAAAGTAACGTAATACATTGGAGCCCAGCAGAGATGCTTGAGGTGACCTTAAACGAACCAGATGATTTTCTTAAAGTAAGAGAGACCTTAACACGTATTGGTGTTGCATCTCGTAAAGATAAAAAACTTTTCCAATCATGTCATATACTTCATAAGCAGGGTAGATATTTTATAGTACATTTTAAAGAATTATTTCTTCTAGATGGAAAAAAAGCTAACCTTGAAGAGTCAGATATTCAAAGAAGAAATACAATTGCTACTTTAATGAGTGATTGGGGATTAGTAGAGATTCATAATAATGAAAAGGCTGCTAATTTAGCTCCTTTAAGATTAATAAAAATTTTACCGTTTAAAGAAAAGAATCAGTGGGAGTTATGCCCAAAATATAATATAGGTAATAAATAAAAATGTTCCCAGACGGACTAGAAGAAGCTATAGCTAATAAAAAGGCCTTTCATGGTAGTTTAGATCTATCACGAAGGGCCTTTCCTTCTTGGGATGACATAGTACCTTATTTTGATCAATCCTTTTTAAATGGAAATAGAAGAGCGAGAGACCCCCACAAGATTTTTGTAGATGTTGCAACAAATGATTTTCCTATTGTAAGGAACGTAAAGTTTGAATTAGGAAAATTATTAAACAGAATAGATATTTCTTGTCATTGCTATGCAGGTTTTAGTCCTAATGCAATCGCTTCTCCTCCTCATAAAGATCCAATGGAAGTATTTTTTGTTATGATAAAAGGTACAATGCCTTGGAAAATATTTGAAAACGGATGTGACTATAATGATGTTAATCAAACTATGTCATCTAAATCAACTCTTTCTAAAAGATTAACTCCTGGAGATTTTGTATACGTCCCAACTGGGGTTTATCATGTTGCATTACCAGATTGTTCCCGAGTTGGATTTTCTTTCGGTTGGTAGTTGCAATTTAAAATTTAATAACTATATATACTATAGTGATGCGGAGAACTCCGGTCACATTTCAATCTTGCTTGCTCAAAAGGAGATAACAATGACAGGCTTACATACACTTTTCCCGCGGTCATCTTTTGTTGGTTTCGATCATCTATTCAATGAATTAGAGTTCACTGCTAAACATGCTCAAGACCATTATCCCCCACATAATATTATTAAAGCTGGTGAATCAGAATATCTGATTGAACTTGCTATTGCTGGGTTTTCAAAAGATGAAATTAGCGTTGAGGTCAAAGACAGGACCTTGACAGTGAAGGGAGAGCACGTCTCTAAAGGTAGAGAGTTTATCCATCGTGGCATTTCGACAAAGAAATTTAAACGAACCTTTAGGCTGTCCGAACATGTAAATGTAAACGGAGCAGATATTCAGGATGGTATTCTGGCAATTGAATTGCAG